GCCCACCAGGGGGCGCTACGCGCCCCCCCCCGCGCATGCGCGGGTCCCCCCCCTCGGGGGGGCTCCGCCCCCCGGCCCCCCCCCGGGCTAAATACACCGCGCATGCGCGGCCACGCCCCCGCCGCC